CAGTACATAGCCTTCCTAATATTTGGAAACGGCTAATTTCATTTGCATATATAGGTTGGTACTTTTCGCTTGCAAATACAACGATAATATCTTGCCCGTATTGGTAATATCTACCAATATAAAAATATTCATTATATACATAACAGCCTAATTGCCCATTTTTCAAGGTATCTGTTTTTTCAAAGATTAAATAATCATCTTTGCGTATTCCTACATCTATATTGTTATCAAAGCGTGCAATAGTGCCGAAATATTCTCTACTTGGATTGAGTTTATCCATAGGCAATGCACAATGGGAATATTCTCTATGTTGCTGGAATAGATCCAGTATAGTTTCGTTAGGTTTATATAAAGGGATGTTGATAATATTCGATGGTAATAAATTGTTGTTTTGCTCGTCCGTTAAGTTACGCATACTGATATTGAAATAATCTGCTAGTGCTTGCATTTTATCTACTCTTGGATAAGAAGCACCATTGTACCAACTAGACACAGTGGATAGTGGAATGTCTAATGCTTTAGATATGTCGGATTGAGATTTTTGTTTGATGTTCATGTAGTGTTTTAGATTCTCTGTAAAGATTTCTCTTGCATTAGTTTTCATAATTATATAAATCTCCCTTGCCTACATATTACAAGTAAATTGCAATAAATTCAAATAAAATAGTAATTTATTACAATTTAACTGTTGACACTACGATTAAAATGGAGTAATGTGTAGTTACAAACAGAAAGGAGAACTGAATAGATGTCAGAAAAAGATGTAAGAATCTCTTACATGGCGGCCAGAAACAACGCAAAACTAAGTAGAGAATCAGCAGCAAAACAACTAAACATCAGTGTATTCACGCTCGCAAACTACGAAACAGGTAAGACTATTCCTGATTGGGATAAGCATTATGCGATGGCAGAGTTGTACAATTTACCACCTGAAATGTTATGTCCACCACAGAAATAGTTTTTATTTGGCAATTTGCTACGATTTAACTGTAGTAAATAGAAAGGAAAGTGGTAAAACATCGAAGAAATTAGACAAGCAGACATTGATTCACTCAACTTCCTTGCACTCAAAGCAATAACTGAAATGAAAAAGAGTCAAGAGTACAAGGCACGATTCGAGGATTGGAAAAGAAAAAAAGCACCATCCGACCAAAGATAGAGTGCTTTAGTGATGAACCTAAAATCATCACTCTTATTCTAACACACAGAAAGAGAGAAAGACAAAATGATTAGATTAAACGCAAAAGGCGACCATGTGGAAGTAGTAATTAGTGGTAATGGTGGAGACATCTCCAGAGAATTACACGCTTTACTTGATTGCATTAAGAACAACGAATCTATGCAAGTCGCTATGATGACTGCAATCGCAGTAGACGCAATTTCCGAAGAAGAACACAGAGAGAACGATGGGTTGAATGAAGTGCTAAAGAGAATACTCGGAAAGGGAAACAATAATGAAAGTCTCAAGTCTTAGTGACAACTTATTTAAGATTGCGTTATTCGGTATGTACGCATACATGTTTGTGGTAGTGTTCCTACACGTTGTAGGAATCGATTTATAGGAGAAGGAAATGAAATTAAAAGGACTAGCAGTTACATTCAGTTGTAACAACAATAACAACTTGATTATCTCAAACCAAGTAAGCAATCACTTGATGGTAACACTTGGTTCAACAACTACAGGATATACAACAGTAACAATTCCAAAGGAAGAATTTATGCAAGCAATCATCAAACTTGCAAATGAAATGCATATTGAAAAGGAAGAAGGAGAAACAAATGAGTGAACAAGACACATTATTTATGGATGCTTCATTACATCCAGAACAAGAATCAGTCAAAATCAATAGCCTTGAACTAGAGAACGTAAAACGTGTTAAGGCAGTCAAGTTAGAGCCTACAAAGAACGGACTTACAGTTGTTGGCGGAAAGAACAACCAAGGCAAAACAAGCGTGCTAGACGCTATTGCGTGGGCCTTAGGTGGTGCAAAATACAAGCCATCACAAGCACAACGTGAAGGAAGTCTAGTCGAGCCACAACTACATATTGAATTATCGAATGGAATGGTGGTTGAGCGTTTAGGAAAGAATGGAACATTAAAGGTTACAGATCCAAGTGGACAAAAGGGAAATCAATCATTACTTGATGGTTTTATTTCTCAATTTGCATTGGACTTACCTAAGTTCATGGAAGCCGATAAAAATACTAAAGCAAAAATTCTATTACAGATTATTGGCGTAGGAGACAAGTTATCCATATTCGATAAGCAAGAATCAGAGTTATACAACCGAAGAACAGAAATCGGACGTATTGCAGACCAGAAGAAGAAGTATGCAGATGAGATGGTTCAATGGGATGGAGTTCCAGAAGAAATCGTAAGTGCAGCTGAACTTATCCAACAACAACAAAAAATTCTGGCACGCAATGGAGAAAACCAACGCAAGCGTAATCGTTTAAATGAAATAACTTTTGAAAAACAACGTATTTTCGATGAAACACAGAGAATTGAAGAACAAATTGCAGAATTAAAAAAACGATTAGAAGAACGCAAATCAGCATGGGAACAGGCAAACCAAGACGAACAAATTGCACTGAAAACAGTAAATGAGTTAGTTGATGAATCAACTGCAGAACTTGAAGAAAGTATTGCAAACATCGATTCAACCAATGCTAAAGTGCGTGACAACTTAAACAAACAACGTGCACAAACCGAAGCAGAAGAATATAAGCTGCAATATGGTGATTTAACAACACAGATTGAAGAAGTACGTAAGGCACGTATGGAACTTCTAAACGGCGTTGAAATGCCATTGGATGAATTATCTGTACAAGATGGAGAACTTATTTACAAAGGACAAAAGTGGGATAACATGTCCGGATCGGACCAGTTGAAAGTTGCTACTGCAATTGTACGTAAGACCAATCCACAATGCGGTTTTGTACTCTTGGACAAGTTAGAACAAATGGACATCGATACAATGAACGAGTTTGGCAAGTGGCTGCAAGATAACAACTTACAAGCAATCGCAACACGTGTATCAACTGGTGATGAATGTTCAATCTTCATCGAAGATGGCTATTCGGTTGATAAAAAAGGCAATAAGACTGCTGATACATTCGAGAAACCAGCAGAAGCAAACAAGAAGGAGTGGTTTTAATGGGTAAATATTCAGTGAGTAAAGGTATTCAGTTCGGAAAGGGAATCAGAACACTTATCTATGGTGTAGAAGGTGTAGGTAAATCAACACTAGCAAGTAAGTTTCCTAAAGCAGTTTTCTTAGATACAGAAGGTAGTACAGACAAGTACAACTTTGTAGAACGTTATCCAACACCTACGAGTATCGCAATGCTAGTTGATGAATGTAACGACATCGCAACAAGCGGTGAGTATCAAACAATCGTCATCGATACATTCGATAAAGTTGAGCAGATGATTGCTGACGAATTATGCACAAAGAGCAACAAGCAATCATTAGAAGATTTTGGATATGGTGCTGGTTATTCAGAACTTGATGAACGAGTAGGAAAGCTGCTTAACTTCTTCCAAGATCTAGTTAATAAAGGTATCAACATTACAATTCTTGCACATGCAAAAACAAAGAACTTCGATAGTCCATTAGGTGACGGAAGTTACACACGTTATGAATTGAAACTCGGAGCGAAAACAACGCAACGTACTGCTTCATTCTTGAAGGAATGGGCTGACATGATTCTGTTCTGCAATTACAAAGTACAGGTAATTGAAAACAAGGATAAGAAGAAACATGGTTATGGTGGTGAACGTTGCATGTATACAACACATTCACCGGCTTATGACGCTAAAAATCGATTTGGTTTAGACAATGAACTACCACTTGATTTCAAATCAATCGAACACATCTTCAAGATGAATCAAGTACAAAGTAGCAAGGTAGAGCCAAAGAATGAACAACCAGTGGAAGTTGAAATCAAACCACTTGGCGATGACAAAGCAGTTATCCAGGCTAAGCCTACAGAAGAATTAAACGTTACAACAGTATATCAAGCACAGGCTTACACAGAAGAAGAATTAAAGCAGCTTGAAATCTTACCTAAAGCATTAGTCGATTTAATGAAGGCTGACAACATTAAGCCGTCAGAAATCATGGACTTTACAGTATCAAAGGGAATCGTGACAAAGAACACACCATTAAGCAATTACCCAAAGGAATACTTAGAGTTCCTAACAACCAAGTGGGATGAACCACTAAACTACATCAAAACTCAAAGAGAGTTGCCATATTAAAAACAGAAAAGGGAGAAAAATAAAATGAGCGAATTAAATACAACAAACACATACGAAGGTGCATTAGATTGGAACAGTGAAATTGAAGAAACATACCTTGATTTACCGGATGGAACATACGAGTACAAGGTTGTTGAGTTAGAACGTGGACATTATGAACCTAAACCAACAAGCAAGATTAAAGAACCATGTCCACAAGTGAAAGTCTTTGTAGAAGTTCAAGATCCAAACGGAAGTGACCAAAAGGTGAAGTTAAATTCATTACTTATCTTACATACACGCACAAAAGGCTTATTATGCAACTTCTTTAGAAGTATCGGTGTAATGAAGAAGGGCGAATCATTAAAGATGGATTGGAACGTTATCGGCAAGACTGGCAAATTAGCCCTTACACATAATGAAAAGGGTTATATGCAGATTGATAAGTTCCTTCCACAGGAAGAAGAAGCAGCCACTCAAAAATCTAGTTGGTTTTAATGGCTGAAATCAAATTAAGAGATTATCAAGAAGAAGCAGTAGAGTCCATATTTGACGAATGGCAGAAAGGAAACAGTCGCACCTTGTTGGTATTGCCAACAGGGTGCGGTTAATATGGAAAAACTATTGTTTTCTCCAAAGTGATTGAACGTTGTGTTGAAAATGGTGAGCGTGTATTAGTGCTTGCACATCGTGGAGAATTGTTAGACCAGGCAAGTGACAAGCTGCAAAAAACAACTGGCTTACAGACTGCATTAGAGAAAGCACAAAGCACATCCGTAGGAACATGGAATCGAGTGGTAGTTGCTAGTGTTCAAACCTTACAACAAGAAAAACGTTTATCACAATTTAGTAAAGATTATTTTGACACCATCGTTATTGATGAAGCACATCACAGTGTTACCGGTGGCTATCAAACAATCATCAAGTACTTTGATAAAGCAAAGATACTTGGAGTTACCGCAACTGCTGATAGAGCAGATAACAGAAAACTTGGAGAAGTATTCCAATCCGTTGCTTATGAATACTCATTAGCAACTGCAATACGCAAAGGGTACTTGTCAAAAATCATGGTACAAACAATTCCATTAGAAATTGACTTAAAGGGAATTGAAGTACAAGCAGGTGATTACAGTGCAAGTTCCGTGGGAACTGCATTAGATCCATATTTAGACCAGATTGCAGACAAGATGATGGAATACTGCAAGGGAAGAAAAACGCTTGTATTCTTGCCACTTATAGCCACTAGCAAGAAGTTTACACAGTTACTAATACAACGTGGTTTCAAGGCACATGAAGTCAATGGACAAAGTGAAGATAGAGAAGAAACAAAAGAGAAGTTTGCTAAGGGTGAATACGATGTAATTTGCAACTCTATGTTATGGACCGAAGGTTTTGATGAACCATCCATTGATTGTGTAATTATGCTAAGACCTACAAAGGTTAGAAGTTTATATGCACAAGCAGTGGGGCGTGGAACTAGATTATTCGGTGGTAAAAAAGAACTGCTGATACTCGACTTCTTATGGCTGACTGACAGATTAGATTTATGCAGACCAGCAAATATCATTTGTAGAACTCCAGATGTTGCAAAGAAGATGACTGACAACATCAATGAAAGTGGAGAACTGGTGGACTTGCTAGAAGCAGAGATACAAGCAGAAAGCGATGTTGTTACAGAGCGTGAAGAAGCACTTGCTAGAGAACTGGAAGCAATGCGTAAGAAGAAGTCCAGACTTGTAGATCCATTGCAATATGAGATGAGCATACAAGATAAAGACTTAATCAACTACGTACCGCAGCTTGGATGGGAATGCTTACCACCAACAGAAAAGCAAATCAAAACATTAAGCGAGTATGGAATATCATTCGACATGATTGAAACGCAAGGAAAAGCAAACCTACTTCTAAACAAGATTGCAAATAGAAGAAGTGCAGGATTGAGTTCTCCAAAGCAAATCAGATTATTAGAAAGATATGGATTCAAACATGTTGGTATGTGGACTATGGATGAAGCAAACAAGATGATTAGTCGCATATCTTACAGTGGGTGGAGAGTTCCACAAGGACTCAATCCATCAACATACCTACCAAGTTCTTTGGAAGGACAAGAATTATGAGACGAGATGAAAGGATAAAGCGTGAAATAAACGAACAGTTCAAAAGACTACGCATGATTGATGACGCAATAACGGGCACTATGACAAAATTTGATGAAGTGCAAGAACCATATTTGCATGCAATCATGCGTCTTTGTTTTGAAAGGGGTAAACTCTATCAATTATTTGAAAGAGAAATAAACGAAAGAAAAATGCAAAATGAACACTCATGAATATATACGCAAAACAGAAGTTCTGAAGCTGATTCAGGACTACATGAAGAATGTTCCACATTCTCACTTAGAGTGCCTTAAAACGCTTGAAAACAAGTTATATAAGGTATCTCCAGTAAGAATATCAGAAATAGTAGAACATCTTGAACGTGAGAACTTAGGATTGCATGCAAAGAATGATAATTTAGAACGCAAAATGCAATACAAACTAGACCACTACACAGATGACAATAAGGTGATTATTAAATGACAGATTTAACATTCATCGACTTATTCGCAGGTGTAGGAATGGCACGCATGGGAATGGAACAAGCAGGATTCAAATGCGTGTACACATGCGAGTTCGATAAGCATAAAAGAAAGGAATATGAAATCATACATGGAAACATACCAGAAGGATGTGACATCCGAGATGTACGAGCAGCTGACATTCCAAGAGCAGATGTTTGGTTCTTCGGAGCACCTTGCCAAGACTTCTCGCTCGCAGGACTTAGAAAAGGACTGGGGGGGGGATAGATCAAGCC